TCTTGATCCGTCTGCACAGGGGCTGATCAGCATGACGGCAGAACGGCTCGCGGCGGGGTGATGAAACACAGCGAGGACTGCAGGTAGCTCGCAGTCCTCTCCCAGTGCTGTGCATCCCCGCCGCTTTTTATCCGCTTCAGGGGATTAGTGTTTTCATAACCAGACTGGCCTTGCTTGCCATGCCTCAATGTCGTTTTGTTTTTTCGTTTCATATTGCTCTGTGTTCCTGTGAGCAATCATCCTGACCGGCTCGTTCGGATTCGTGACATAGCCGACCCGCCAGCCGCGTCGCGTGACTTCATGCGACCGCCAGCCGTCTTCGTCTGCATGGTATTGCCTGCCGTCGTCCGCGAATGGATACGGGCCAATTTCCTTGGCTAGTGCGGACCTGATTGCGAAACAGCCGCCTGCAAGATTCTGCAAGCCCGTCGCGTTACGAAACTGGATGTCTCGAACCTGCGTAACTGGAGCTTGCATCGCGTTAGCCATTAACGCCCGCCCTTCATCTGTCCCGCTGTAATCGACTCCGCACGCTCCCAGCTTTGGAATGCGGTCGAACGCACACGCGATGAAATGCTGCCAGTTTTCCCCCGGGAGAATGTCATCGTCGATCGTCACGTAAATGTCATGCTTCGCCGGATCGAGCCGTTTGGCCAAAGCCTTGTTTAGGGCGTGGCATTTTGAGGGCGTGCCGTCCAGAATATGAAACTCTGTCGGATAGGTGAAAGACATTTGCAGTTCGTCAATCGTCGCCTGAGCCACCGCGAGCCGATGCGTTGGAACCACGACCAGAAAACGCGGCCCCGCGGGTGTTGCCGGTTCGTGCCGTTTGTTTTGCTGTAGCACATGGGCCAACAGTGCCGGATTGCGGTGTTCCGTATAGTTTCCGCTCGCTGTGCCAGAGTCCGCAATAGCTCGCAGGATCGCTCTCAGGTTGATCGGAATCCGCTTTGCATCAATGCCGCTTCGCTTAACTTTGCGGTATCGTGGCAGCGTTGACGATGCCGCGTCACCGTGACGAACCCATATCCAGCCGACTGCATCTGAAACGACCTTTGTTTGCCATCGCTTATGGTATCCCCAGTGCTGCTCCTGATGCGGATCTTTGTCGTGATCTGTCACCAGCGTGACAAACTGAATGCCGGGATGATGCAACAGATAGCAGGTCTCACGCCAGAATACGTATCCATTCGGCCAAATGAGATTCCACTCGCCAGACTCTGGGGCCTGTACCCTTGTCAGTTCGCAATACTCTTTACAGATCACGTCATCATCGTCCATACGGCTGACGATTTTTCGCCCCTCTGGAAGCTCCCAGTTTTCGCGGTACAGCTTCCAGTTCGGTCGGTAAAGCGGTTTCACCTCGCAGCCGGTTGACCGGAAGGCTTCAAGTCGTTCGGCCAGAAACGGATCATCAGGATTGACCGCAATGTGAATGATCGGCTTGACGGTCTGATATGCGAGCGATGGTATCGCAGTGTGTCGAGAAATCTCCAGCCGTCGCTCTGATAGCCTGCGGTCAGTGTAGGCCGACTGGATGATCATAATATGAGGAATCATTGAGCCTGCTTCTCGATGTAGTCTCGGTGCGTTTCTAGTGGCCGCCGCTTTACAGTTCTTGGACCCTTTTTCGTGATGATGTAAACCGGCTTTGCCGTCTCGTGTTCAGCCTCAACGCTTGAAGGAGTCGGCAACCGTTCGGCAAGAAAGTCGTGCAGACCATCACACCACGCTGGCTCAGTGTTGTTGATCACGGTCGCGTTTGCGGTTAGTCGCTTAAATGTTTCTTTGTCCGCTTGATGCTGGAACCGTGCGAAGAATGGCCGCGTGCGTTGCGGAGTGCCTCGGTAGACATTGCCGTAAAGCACTTCCCACAACATCGTATGCTCGTGCAGATTGAAGTCGTCGAACATCGCCCGCAGTTTGTCTTTTTCCAGCCAGTGCGGTAGATGCGTTGCGTAGTCGTGCTGCGTTAATCCACGAGCCGCCAGAGTCTCCATCGACAGTGTTTTCCGCTTCTGCCAACTGTTGCTGGCATCAGGTCGCCACGGCTCCGCACGCGGAGTCTTAATGTCGTCTAAGGTGAACGGCTTTAGAAAATAAATATCGTCCATCATCCAGACGCACTCGGAGTCAATCTCGGCATGTGTCGCGATGTAGAACACCTTGCCAAGCATGTCGCGGAACGCTCGGTTTGGCCGTGTTGCGGGAACTCTCTTTTTTATGATGACATGCCCGTGATACCAGTCCGGCTTGTCACCGATTATTGTGATCTTTGCTTTACCTTTAAAAAAGGTTTCAACTGATCTGATAGACCAGCGAAGTTCGTCGGCTTGTGCCCCGCCGTCCCAATACGGCCAGACGAATTGCGTGACTTCAGGCTCGGGCACTCGGTGTTTCGTTTCGCCGCATCCAGCGCATGGCTTCGCGGCTACAGTGATCTCTCCGCGTCTGGCTTTTTGAATCAGCAGCTGTTCTGTCTGCGCAAAAAAGCCAACCGCAGGAGCAGCGGCGTATGGGCAGCGTCCGCAAATTTTGAGCGGCACGACTCCAGAATGTGACAGGTCATGCAAGTTGAAGCACTCGCAATGCGTTGCGGATGATTGACCGCGATAGGTGCAAGCTGAAATCATCCTGGCGTCACCGTAATTGAGGATGGAAACCCAGTCTCTGCTAATGAACGAGTCCCGGCCGTTCGCGGCAGCACAAGTGTGCCGAGACAGTTAAAAGCGTTGTCACCGGCTGTCGCGATATCATCCTGCTGAATTGAATAGTCCATAGTCTCAGATGCTGCCCCAAAGCCAAAATCGACCCAATACTGTATAGTGGCGACAAAGAAATATCGATATGAGCCGCCGAGGTTAGTGCGTGAAATCGCGATCGTAAAACGTCGCCCGCTGACATTGGATGTTGCGGCGCATGTTGCAGTGCGAAACTTCAATGCTAGTTCCGTGCTGAAGAACCGGCAGGTGGTGCCACCGATATTTGAAAATGCAGGCGTTCCAGCACTAGGAAGCGGCGTTAATCCAGCAGGCTCGTGGTACACAGTAAAACTTCCTGTGTATTCGGTATTACACCCAGCGTATAAAGTTCCTGCTGACTTGCTCGATGCGATCGTGTACCGCGTCGGCATCACGTTTCCATCGCACGAATCACATCCGACAATTCCATATGAAGCCGAAGCGGACTCGGAAATCGATACCGACAATTCTTCGACCGACTGGCTCTGGCTCGGAGGAATCGATTCGCTCGGCGTTTCTCCACAATGACAGCATCCCAGCAGCATTAGACGCTCCCCGACGATGCTGAACCACCCGGACAATCGGCCGCGTATAGCTGCCATTCGCCGTCGATCATTTCAGCCTTGCCATATGTGCCAGCGTCAACGCTAATTTGCGTAAAGCGATTCACGATGGTTATCGAGTCAGTGGATAGCGTGAGGTCTCCATCGGTCTTTCTGCGTAAAATTCTGGCCGTCGCCGTGCTTGGATCTCGCTTAGTGTTCACGGCTGCTGGCAGGTCGGACGTAAGAACGACTTGAATGCGGCCCATTGAACCGCGTGGCCTGATCTCCGTGTAGGTGGTTTCCCCAGTGCTGATTGATTGCAGCAATGATCTCGCATCTTCTGCGTTGAATCCATATGTTCGCTCGTCTGGCATGTTAGCCTCTCAGGAAACTGCTAAACGAAACTGCTTCATAAATATCAAACTCCAGCACGCTTGGCGCAGTTCCGACAGCAACCTTTGCTCCGGCCCCATTGAGACCTCCAAGAATCACGTTGCTATTGTCGTCCAAATACGGCTTGTGCTTTCCGCCATCCAAATAGACAGTGCCAACATCCAGCCGTTTATGCTTCCACGTTTGGTCGTTGTATCGCAATGCGTATCGCGTCAATCGTTTACGTGATCCGTAATAGAACCCGACAACAGATGACAGCACAGTGCACAGGAGCGTTTTTTCCGACTTGCCCTTGAACGTGCCGTTGTTTACGACTTCGTTGCGATCGACCACTTCTTCATCAGTGTCAGTATCTGGCTCAAACTGGTAGAACTCCCAAATTGGAATGAATCGCGATCGGACAACGCCAGTCTCAAACGGCTGTCCAGCACTGTTGGCAATACGAGCACCGCTTCGATCTGTCGTCACGATCTCCTGCAATCGTTCGAACTTGGTTTCGTAAATTGGAACCCATTCAATCGGGTTAGAGCTGACGCTGGTTCCTGATGATGCTGTGGACGATTGGCCCTCGGACACCTCGGAACTGAATGTTGCTGTAACGTCCCAGAGTTTGCGCTGGTCTTCTCTTCGCGTCGCGTCAAGTCCACGGCAAATGCAAAACCCGCTTGATGATGTGCTAACGTTTACGATCGGCAGGCCAGCGGTAGCCAGCACTTCAAGCCTCGGCGTGTTGACCGAGTCACACGCCACGAGGAAGTGATATTCTTCCTCAAGCACGGCGATTCCACCAGATGACCGGATGCTGGATTTGCCTTCGCTTGTTTCGCCTCGAAATGTCGTTGGCATTATGCTGGCACCTGTATTCCTGTGGCTTGAATTGATAGATCAAGTTGCGTTGCCGACGATGCCGTGCCCAGTCGCGTCACGTAATCGCCGGTTGATCTGTCAGCGTTCGGCATGATTCCGCCAGCAGTGTCAGACACTAAATATGTTTCCCCGACTGTCATTGTGGTGCCGACAAGAATGATCGAGCCGCCGACAGCCACCAGTCCATAGCCATCTGTCACGCCAGGCGTCATTGCGATTCCTGTCGCCGCTGCCAGCGTTGCCGATGCGTTCGCGTCCGATGCGACGTACTTGCTGGAGCTGAGGGAAACCGGCTGCCCGACTGCTACGGTGCCGCCGTATTGCAAGATGCGAACCTGCGTTGTTGCTGTGGGCCTGACTGCGGTGATGCCGCTAAGATCCGCCATTATCGAATTCTCCTGAAACCGTTTTCCTTGGCTTCTCTCAAAAGGCTATCCATGATTGCAATTTGCCGCGTCGCCAAAGCGTTTGCCGCCTGCTGTTCTTTGAAAAGCTGCTCTGCCTTCCACGCAATCTGAGCTTCGCCGGGCGTCGGCTGATCTGGCACGGCCGTCACGCTGATCTGCCGATTGATTTGATCGGCAGAGAACTTAGCAGCTTCAGCAGATCCGACTTCCATGCCAGCGCCCGGCCCGGCCGCAACGTCTGCTCTGCGCTGCTTGTTTTTTTCTTCCTGCTGTGCGAAGTAATCCATTGCGGCTTTGCGAGCCGTTTCCATGTCTCGTTGAAACTGCTCTTCCGCCTGTTGTGCGGCTCGTTCCTGTGCCTTCTTTGCGTCTTCGATAGCCTTTAGCCGAGCCGCCTTTTCTTTCTCGATGTTCTTTTGCTGCTGCTTGATTGCGTCTTCTGCAGCTTTCTTTTGATCTTCCATGTGCTTTGCTCTGGCTGCCGCTAACTGCTCGGCTGCCTTGCGTTCCGCGATTGCCACATGATTGACGGCAGCCTCCTTTTGCTCAAACTCTGCATTTACTGCGGCGGCTTTGTCGGCTTCCAATTTTCGCTCACGTTCTTCCAGTCGATCCAAAAACGCATTTGTGTTTTCGAAACCCAGCTTGCCCTTTTTCATGTTTTCATAGTCTTGCGTCAACGCAACAACGAACCCCATGCCCTTCGCAAACAATCCGATGAGGGTGATGGCATCTTCCAGTAACGGGGCCATGTCTTTTGACGCATCGAGCAATTGAATAATCAGCGGCCCAAGTGCTTCCCCGGCTGCCGCCAGTTTTTGCTCCATGTCGCTCAACGCAATGTTCAGTTTTCCGCTGACTGTTTCGGCAAGCCGCTCCGTCATCCCGTGGAACATTCCGCCTTCAGATGTTGCATCAACGAATGCTTGGCGAACTTCCTGTGCCGAAATTCCGCCGTCTTCCATTCGCTTCTTTAGCTCAATCATCGATTCGCCGGTTGTCTTGCTAATCTGCTGCAGCGGATTGAAGCCAGCGTTGATCATCTGGAGCACATCCTGCCCCATCAATCGCCCTGCTGCTGACGTTTGCGAGAACGCTAATGCAAGGTTCTTGAACCGCTCGTTGTTACCGCCAGTGACATCAGACAACAGCTTCAAATTTCCTTCTATGTCCTGCACTGCGACGCCGAAACTGAGCATAGTCTTTGCGGCTTGCGTTGCATTACTAAACGTGATTGGCGTATTCTGATCGAGCTTTCGAATCTGCTCAAACAGAATTTTTCCGTTTTGAGCACTGCCCGTTAGCACCTCAAACGCCACTGTTGCATCTTCGATTTCAGATGCAAGGTTAATCGCTTTGGCAACGGTTTGCAGGCTAAGGTAGGCTGCCGCCGCACCTTTCAGCGATCCAATTAAGGCATCGCTTACACCAGACGCACTGCTGTTCGCTTTATTCGTCGCGTCAGTCGTTTTGGCAATTGCCGATGCTGTCTGCTTGTGCTTGTTTTCCAAGAAGGCCAAAGCGTTCGCGTATTCCCTCGATTTCTTTCCGGCTTCGGAAAACGCACGATTTAACAGATCGACTTCCTGCTTGAATTTTTCTGCAGGAGGCACTGACTGACGCATGATCGACGCGACTTTTGTGACCTCACCTTTTGCAAGGTTTGCCCCCTCGCTGAAGTTCGATACGTCCATGCCGAGACGGACATTAAGTGCGGTGATTGTTGTCATGAGAAACCAAATGCCCGCTTGAGAATGTCCGTTTGTGCTTTTGGATGACTAATGCCGCGTGCCCTGAGCTTCGTTCGTTTCTGCCACCTCATCGAATCCGCAGGCATGAAATCAATCACACTCAGCGATTCCATTTTTGCCCCTCGTGTTGCCGCCATCATCACAGTGTTGCTGTGGATCATTGCAGATAGCGAGGCTGCCTGTTCCCAGTGAGATCCGAACGGCTCGCACTGGTAATACGCCCACCACACATCAAAAACCCGATCCGATATTGAATCCAACCACGCCTCTGGATCGTCTATTCCAAGCTCAAGGCAGACTCGGCAGGCGAATCGGAGACGGTGGTTTTGCCGGACTCCCCCAGCGTTGTCGACGCCTCACTCACAATGGCAAACTTCTGGCACTGTTCCGACAACTCCTGATAGAAAGCCAGATCAATCGACCCAAGCTGTTTTGTCTCGGTATCCTTGAACAGTCGTTCGCCTTCCTCGTCGATCCACATCCGTGCGGTTAGCAGCATGATTGCGTCGTTGAGATTTGTCGCAATCCATTTGCCTTCTTTGTCAACCAATGACATTTGATACTGCGAGTGCTCCAAAGGTGTCGGCCGCTGAAGCCTGACCCTATGCCCGCACACTTCGATGTCCTTGGTCAGCCGCTTTGTCAGTTTCCCTAACGTCGCTCTCGTTAGTGTCATTACTCTTCATCCTCTTTCGGTTCGAGATCAGGATCGACTGGCATAACCACGCCGCCGATTTTCAATGCTGCTGTTTCATTGACGGCCTGAATCAATTCGGCCCTCGTGGTTTCGCTAAATGACACAATGCACTGCAACCACGCGTCCGGCGATTTCGGCAAGTATCCGACCTGCACATCATCGCAAAACACTATCCATTGCTCGTGATCCACTGGCGATCCGTTGGGAGCTTCGCCAATGTGATCAATCAATTTGATTTCCATCATGTTTCTCGTGTCTGTGATAGGGTTTCGCCGGTCATCTTCAGCGTGAACTCACAATCCATCGTTTCGTTGTTTGCCAACTGAGGAAAGGCAACACGGCTGAAGAACGCTTTGCCCGTGATTGTTCCGCGTGTCACTCCGCTGGTCGCTGTGCTGAGCTGCGGGAACGTTACCGTTACAGTTGCTACGGCTCCATCGATTGGCGGCAGTCCCAACGATGGATTAAACCGGACGACGCCGCTGATCTCGTTTGGCGTGGCTAAATCGTGCGGATCATTTCGCAGATATCCAGTGTCTGCCAGCAATGTCACGTCACGCTCGCCAAGCGTCCATTCGCCTGGATTAATCGAAACAACATTTCCAGCCCACGCTGTGGTGATTCCAGTTGTCTGTGTTCCGCCGAGAGTGATCGTGGCTGTGTTGCCTGTTTTGAATCGTGTCCCCGTTGCCATTTTACACCGTTTCCTGATATGCGATCATGTAATCAAAAATCGTTAAATATCGATGCTCCTGTGATCCGTCAGTCGGCCGCTCATCCAGCGTCTGGATACCTCCTGTGATCATTACAGATTCAATCGACACGCCGCCCATTGCTCCGGTGTAACCCTGTAAATCACTTGCCCTGACCGCTTCTGCAATCAGGTTTGCACCAGCTCGCGTTGAGGCAAATGCAGTGAACTCGATTCGGCTTCTGGCAATTCCAGACAATCCGTTAATGAGGTGATCGTGCGTCGTGCTGATAACCGTGTACGTCAGCGCTCCACCTGTCCTGATTGTGTATCCTTGCGGCAGAACGTCCGGGAATATGCGAGTCGATACGGCGGCTGCTACGCCGACATTCGCCGCTAAATATCCCCTGACTGCACTACCGAGATCCGCCATTATTTTGCCATCCGATTTGCTGCTGCTTCAATTCCAGACTTCAGTGCTGATGTGACGGCCGCTGATGCCGCTGATTTTGTTTCGTCTGCCGTTTTCTTGACAAACTGATTGACCTTGCGAATTGTGCCAGCATCACGCCCCCACAAAACCTTTCGCTTATGATCTTTTGAAAACAGGTTTCCATGCCCGCCGCCGTCACTGTAAGAAGGCCCGACCAAACCAATCCGGCCAATTAACACACCCAGTTTTTTCTTTGGCCTTACTACTGATCGAATCGTCGTTTTGAGTTGTTTTGCACCACTCCAACGACGTTTTGTTTTTGTTGATTGTTTTTTGCGTGAACCGTCACTTTTTGGCGTGTTGGCAAGCATGGCCGCTTCAACTGGCACCGTTCCAGCCTGTATTGCGTTCTCAATAACCGTACTTCGAATAACAGATTCCAGTTGCTCTAATTGCTTCAGGAATTTGTTGCCATCAATAAGCTCCATTCCAATCGAAACGCGAGCCATTACAGCACCACCGATTTACAGTAAAGTTCTCGATAGCGATCCATGCCCTGAACTGCCTTGACGTAAACGATCCAGAAACGCTGCCCGTCAATGTCGATCGCCATTTCTGGCGTGTATCCGCTGCGGTATCTGACTGTGAATATGGCACTGATTCCGGCCTCCACTTGTCGCCCACGTGCTCCTTCGCCGCCTGTTGTCGGCTCGTACTTCGCTGGCTCATCTGACAACCAAGTGCTAAGCGTCACGACTGGTTGCCCGGCTCCGTCCTGTGTCGTGTTTTCCACGCTCACCGTAATTCGGTGCCGCATCGTTCCAAGTCGAAATTTTCGTTCAGGGCGGAAGGTCATGTCTCATTTTTCACTTCAAAAACGTGGGCGTGGATTACAACAGAGACGGACTCTCCGACAGCAATGCGTGGCTCCCAAGATACAATGCCTAGTTCCCTTCCGTCGTCAGTCGTCAACTTGACCGGGCATTTTGCTCTTTCGTTAATATCCGACAGTTTCTCGGCAAAGGTGCGTTTTACAGTCATGGATAACTTGCCCTCATCTTCTTTGCGACAAGTGCCTCATACGCCCGTCGCTCGCCAGATGCTGCGATCATGTCGCGGTCTTCAAATCGATTGGCCAAACTCAATTTGATTGCCATGCGGTCAAGTTCCGGACACGCGCGGGAGTCGCTGCCATATCCGGCCGTGTAGGTGATTTTGACCGCTTCGCTTCTGTCCTGCACATCTGGTTTTACGAATGTGTCAAGAAAACGCACCTCGTCGCTGTCCAGGTAGTAATTGGTCGATGAAACGGTTTGCGTTGTTCCTGTTGTGTCAACGTAGGTCACTGAGGAAACTGCAATTGCTGGCCGCACCGACAAAACGACAGTAGACAGAAACTTTGGCAGCCGATGTTCCAGCGTCCGCGTAATCAATGCGATGGAGGTGTCGCGTTCCCATTCCTCGCGAGCCGCTGCAATCATCGACGCCAGCTCTGCGTCGTGACTATCGTCGCTTGCCCCGATGCTGAGCTGTGCCTTGGCCTCTGCGATCGTCACTGGCTCGGTCGTCGGAGGAGTCACCACTCGAACCGTATGGCGGATTTCTTGATCCTTCTCCCGCGTCGCCCGGTCCGGGTAATAATCTTGCCACGTTGTTCCGTTGCAAAACATCAAAGACGCCTCCGCCAATTACATCCAATTCAAACCGAGACCCAACGCGATACCCGCGCCAGTCCTGCATCAATTCGACCTGCATGAGTCAATCCATTCGTTCGGGTATGCGTGAACGGCTTCATATGTGTTCGGCTCGACCATGACGACCATTTCTTCCATGTGCCCGATTCGCGTTTGCGGATCAAGATAAACCGTGTTGCCGGCCGCTTCCCACTGCTTCCAAAACCAAATGTCATCATCAATGCGAAGGTCGCCCCATTCGCCATTCTCATCTGGCTTCGACCAAAACCAAGGCTTTGCAACGTTCTTGAGCTTCTTCAAATCAATCACAGTCAGCCCGAAATGTGCGGTCGAAACTTGCAGCGGAGTTCCGCCCACCTCTGCTGTTGATTGTCCTTTAATGCTTGCCAGCATCGTTTTGTTTCCACGCCGGATCTGCATGGATGCCAGTGCGTCGATATGCGGATTCGCTTCCAACGTCTGCAGCAATCGCATGATGTCACGATCTGTGAACAGTGAGTCACCGTCACAGATCACGGCAATATCAACGTCTTTTTCCACAGCGTGCTGCAACATCCGCTGCATACACTGGCCGTAAAACACGCCTTGCGAATCCTGCAGCGGAATCTTTGCTGCCACGAATGCTGCGTCTATGTAGTCTCGACAAAAACAATTGATGTATCGCGGCGAGGTCATCATGCCGCACACCTTCACAGATTTTAAGGTCACTCGTTTGCTCCGGGTGTTTTGGGTTCGATTAGCCAATCGCAACAAAGTCGGCTTGTCCTGTAGTGCCCGATGGCATGATGTCCATTGTGAGTTCCGCAACGGCAGCCAACGACACGACGCTGTTGGTCGTGTGAGTACCAGGGGTTGCGAACAGACGAACGTATCGCTTTCGCGTTCCGTCGTTGTTGATGTGAAACTTCGCGTCGCGTCCAGTCGCCGTTGACAGTGTCACTGACAACTGCATCGTGCTGGTGCTGATGTCAGTGAAGTCGGTTGTGGTTGTGGTATCGGATTCTTGAATCTTCACGACGACTGGAGCAGCGTTTGTGTTTGCCGCAACCGATGTTGTCAGAATGATGGTTGCATAATCTGCCCCCTTCATATCAACAATTTCCCCAGCGGCTGTAACCGTTGCCGCCGCCGTCTGTGCTGACAGTGCGATGACTGCCTGAGTTCTTTGATTCGGTTTCATGTGATCACCTTATGAAAATGTGTGCAATTGGTTTTGAAAAGACCGGAACGCCAGCAAGCCAACGTTCCGGCCGGGTCCACCCGGAGCGACGAGTGGCTCAGTGATTAGCCCATCTGGATCATCAGCAGCGGACCTGCAACAGAGGCCGTTCCACGCTCATGCACGTTGATGTCGAATCGTTCCGTCACTCGCAACGCCAGAGCGTCCTGAGCAAAGTACAGCGATTCGTCAGCCCGCAGCGTCACGCCACGACGTGTGCCCATCGTTGCGGCCATCGCAAGATCACCAAAGTACGCAATCTTTGTTGCGCTTGCTGCTGTCGATGGAAGGGTCTGAATAAACCGCACTGGATAGCCGAGGAACTGCAGCACTGGCCCGTTGCCGAGATCCTGCACAGTGTTTCCACCGGCGGCCATTTGCAGGCGACCCATTGAAGCATGGTAGACGGCCTTGTGAACGTACCACGCTGGCTGAATACCGGGGAACTCTGGCAACTTTCCGACCGCTTCTTGGAACGTGCCGATCAGCAGGTTCGCCAATGCGGTGACGCCACTTGCGGTGACCACGGAGCCTGCCGCCAGTGCGTTTGCCACGCCGGTGATGCCGCCGTAAGTGCTGGTGCCATCGCCAAGGAACCCGCAGGAGTCTTCGCGAACCGCCAAAGCATAGGCGAATTCGCGAGCGTAGTAATCAGCAACTGCGATGATGGAATCCTCGTTCAGTTCGCTGGAATACTGCGTCAAAGCAGCCAACTTCTTGGCTTCCAGTCGCACCTGATCGAGTGCCGTTGTTGATGCCGTGATGGTGTCATTCTGGCCCACAAAATACGTGGTGAATCCAGACACACGACGAGGCACGAGCGACACATCCGAAGTCATCGGCCAGTTCATGGCGTATCGCCGGAACATGCCGAATTCTTCCTTAAGGTCGATCAGAGCGTTTTCCAACACTTCAGGGACGAGATACCCGCCCTTGCTGTTGTCTTCGCTGCTGTGCTGCATCGACACGCCGTGATCTTTCAGCCACATTTTTGACTTGTCATCGTTGCCGATGGCAGCCATGAGGAAGCGGCCAGTCAGATAGGCGTTTGCTTCAGCGTCCGGGCCTTTGAAGT